CAAAGCGTTAGCGGCGGCTGAGTCTGAGCCAAACTTAATTCCATCAGCGTCAACTCGTAATCTGGTAGCCCCGACAGAACGCAGATATAAATAGTCTTGTGCGTGGTAATAGCCAACGCCCCCCACATCATTGTCATCAGGGTCAGAGAAAAAAATTACTGACTCTGTACTAGCGGGGCTAGAAAGCTGAATAGCCGCGTGTGAGCTATGCTCTACATGAAGTTGAGTATAAGAGTGAGCGGCAGTACCGCCAGATGAGCCACCATAAACGTGTAGCTTGTCAGACGGGCTTGCAGTGCCGATGCCCACCTGCTCAGAACTATCAATCGTGATCGCAGTAGCATCAGCGTTATCGTCAATGCCGTTTGAAGTAAAAGTGGTGACCGTAGCGGGCGCAGCAGATCCGCCGCCGATAGTCGCGCCGTCGATAGTCCCGCTGTTAATGTCTACTGGACTAGCGACCTCTGTTGGCTTCTTCCCAAGAAACGGCATCAGGTGATCTCCATGATTCCTAAGACAACATCTAGCGCGGACGCTGTGCCTGACTGAACCTTTAGGGCATCACCTGTTTCTAGGATGTACTTCTGCCCAGCCAGCGTTTCTAGCGTAGTGTTGCTAGGGATCGACACGTTCTCTAAAAGCTGGTGCGTAGTGCCTCCAGAAGAGTCGCTAAACTGCACCTGTACGTCAACGGCGCTCGTTGTCTTGTTGGCAATAGCCAAGCCCAGCACAACCGTTGTCGTGCTGCTCGGGGCCGTGTAGAGGGTGCTGTAAGCGGAGTGATTGACGTTAGCCAAAGCCGCATTTTTGAATGTGTTAGCCATAAATTTATCCTAGTGCGATAGCCAGCGCTGTCGCGTCATCTACAGTTGCGTAACTGGTCAGAGCAGAGCTAGTTATATAATTGCTATCGTTAGTCCACTGGCTTATGTTGCCGGATTTGTTGGTAAGCGTATTGGTACTCGCAGCCTCAATCTTGTTGTCATTCAGATTGATAAAGTTTGCGTCTACCTCGGCATGGGTCAGCGCAGATCCTTTTGCTGCAGTGCCGTCAGTTTGCGCCGTTGTCCGGGTTACAATGGTAGCCATTAGTTAAGTGTTACCTTCAGATTGCCAGCGGTAATTCGCAGTACATCCCCGGTTGCGACTGTTTTTGACAGCGGAGTGCTGAAGTCAGAGGGATCGGTTAGCTGCGCGTAGGCGAGCATATTGCCGCTACTAGAGGCATCAAATATCCCCGCATAGGTAATCGTACCCCATGATCCGGTAGCCTCTGGGAACTCTATGTTCGCACTAGACGCCGCCGTAGTGGGTGACGTACCTGACACCGTAAATGCTGCTGTCTGCCTGGCGTAGCCGTTGCCAGATACCTCAGTGCCTGCCGCAGAGTCACTTGCAGTTGACGTAAACAAGCCAACGTACAAAGTAGTCGGCGCAGTGTAAGCCGTACCCCCAAAAACGTGATCGAGAACCTTGTCCTCAAGATAGTCTGAAAAACTCATCCTAATCCCCTTATCTTCATATTTAACCCGGTGCCGGACATAGATGCCGCATCACCTGATGCATTTACTTTTGATACTGCCGCGCCATATAGCTGCGCCCATATAGCCGTTCTGGAGTCTTCTGCTAAATATGGCGCTGAATGTATTAGTGCGCCGTACAAGTAAACATCAGGCGCATCTGTTAAAAGCCAATTCGTTGCGTTACTGCTTGAGAGGGCAGGAATCTTTTGATAATACAAAAGCTCTGTTTGATATGTCCCATCTGGTGACGGGAATACCTCAAACGCTCTTTCAGCGTGACGGTAATACTTGGGCTCTCCAGTAGCGTTCTCGACGCCAGCACGCTTGTCTGCCATTGCCGCCCCAGAAAGTAGCTGCAAATTCCGCGTCCCGCTATTTGTAATATGGATTCGGATGGTCTCCACCCAATCTGATGGGCGATCTAAATACTGCTGATCAAGGTCAGCCGTAGCCCGGTTCTCCATCTCATAGTGGCGGATGTCGCGGTTGATCTGCGCCTCAGCCAGCGTAATGAAGTCAGGAATGACCGATGTAAGATCATCCCTATTAAGGAAATCAGCAATAGAGCTTTTAAGCTCGGAGTAATTACTCAGGGCCATATTCATCGTCCTCCTCTGGAAGTCGAGGTATAAGCTCAATTACCGTAGGAGACATTGACCCGTCACTACTGGTTAAATCAACTTCAGTAGCTTTCAGCTTGGGTTCAGTGTACGCAGCGATCTTGTCCCATGCGTCAATACTAGCCCTAATATCGTTTGTCTCCCCGTCAACAGCCTTTTCGTGCAGGCGCACAGCTTGCTCTGCCATCCGCATAATTGGATGGAAATCATCGCCGTACATATCCTGCAACCGATTAAGCAAAAATGCTTTGTTTCGATTCGGGCTGCCTTTTCTGCTTGGCATTACTTCTTCCTCTTTTTCGCTGTTTTAGCCGACTGCTTAAACGCTTTTGCTGTCGGAGCGCCTTTAGAGCCGGGCTTCCGCATTTTTTCGCCAGAACCAGCCTTGATGCGCTTACGCTTTGCATGGATGTTGGCGTACAGCCCCTTTTTACTTGGCACGGTACTTCACCTTCTTACCAGACTTTTTGGCAGCTGCTTTTGCCTTTTTCATACCTGACTTAGTGTACGGGTATTTCTTCTTTCCTACCTTCGGCATATTTCACCTCACCATTTCGTCTTGTTTGCCCAATACGCCGCAGACATTTTGCCTTTGGCAATGTTCTTAGCATGACGCGCCTTAAAACTTTTTCGTCTATTCTTTTCTGTTGATGTTTTGGGGTTTTTGCCAGCCCCACTGACGCCTTGCTGCCCAAACCTAATTGTTTTTATCTTATCACCTTCTTTAGCCACTACGACATGACTTTTGGTTGGGTGACTAGGGGTTCTTTTAGGCTTGTTGTAAGCGCTTACTCCGGCTCTAGCCAGCCTACTGTCTTTCTTTTTCATTACGCAACACCTCGCAATCGCCTACGCAGCGGCTGTCCCCAATCAGACGTTTGCCGATAACCTACAGCCAAATACCTAAACGAATCTGCTGAGTGACTAGCCCAATCGTGCGCTGGCCTACCCTTCCAAACCATATTGTTGTCATCATACTCTCGATGATATGCCCGCAAGGCTTCTACGCCGTGGGCGCACTTCTCAGCGTCAAACCAGCACGTTGGCAGCATTGAGCGAACAGCTTGAATACCGTCATCTACGTTTAGTTGCGGCGCAATCGTTACGTTTGTAAGGCCAAGAGATTGCAGGGTTTCTAAGCGTGATTTGCCGGAACCGAGCTCTCTAACCCTTACATCATGCGGTAAGATGTGCTGCCCGTAAACATAGCCTTTCTCTTGCAGCATACGAGCATAATGGTCTAAACCAACACCTGACGCTTCGTAATGGTCAATCAGCCTAGTTTCCGCCCCAATTTTTTGCGCAAACCAGATAGCAGTGCTGTCTCCAACGCCCAAGTCCCAGGCGGTAATGACAGGCGCAGACTTCTCATACGGCACAGTGCCAATGCGCCCCTCAGCGTTAGCGTCACGCATTTCAATCGAGTAATACGCCCCATCATGAAATGTAAGAAAAGCACCTTCCCAGATATGGTCATAACTTTGAGGGCGCTTATCAAAATCTTCTAGTCGCTGCTTCATCAAGACTTCAGGGAAATATGGATTGTCACGCCAATTCATTTCCGTAATCTTGCAATCATCAGGAGTGTCTACACGAAAACGCTGATGCGTAGCTGATAGCTTGCTTTCCGGGTTCCATGACACCCAGACTTCTGAGTTTTCTTCACGCACTGTAGGTAATAGCTTGTCCCACGCCATAGATGACACGGTTTCTGCCTCATCTACCCAACACAACAAAATTCTCGCTCTGGACTTGATGCTGTCTAGGTTTCTGCGCAAGCCAGCAAAAGTAAATTCAATGTTGCCGTCTTTGGAGCGGATGTACCGCTCTCCAACATCGTAATACTCATTTAGCCAGTCGTATGACTGGATAGCCCCAGCAACCTCAGTAAATGAACTATCAATCAAACTGTTCATAAACTCGCGTGCGCACAGTATCTGCCCTCTGCGTCCGCTGTTGCCCCACATAAAGCCTCGAACAGCCGCCATAATGGCAAAACTTCTGGATTTTCCAGACCCTCTGCCTCCATAGGCGCACCTATACCTAGCATCGCCAGAAAACAAGTTAATGAGCTTTGGGGGGAGCTCAATAGTCGCAACTTCAGACATGGATTAAATCCTGCCCTCAACAATTCTGAGCTTTTTAAAGTTGGGGTCATTCAGCTTTTTAATAATGACCCGCTTTCGGCCTTCGGAGTCTTCCCAAGCAACGCCTTCTTCTTTCATCCATTGCTCAAGCAAGTGCATGGGTACTGAGCCAACACACCATGTGTCTTTGGTTTTGCCCAACCCCATAGAGCGCGCCGTTTCAGTACGCTCTAAATACGGATCGTTAGAGTAGGATGTTCCTACTGTAAACGTGCCGTCATTGTTGTCCTGAAACTTCTCTTTGACTTTCATCTTTTCTTGGCCTCCCGCGCTTTCTTTTTACCTCGGTAACTTTTTCAAGTTGCACGCCTAATGTTGCTGCCTGCTCTTCCGGGATATCAATTACGTCACCCCGGCTGTAGCTTTTTCCATCAAGAATCAGCCTGCTAATTACTACTTTGTACATACTTCCTCCGGTTTTTAAAAAAGGGGGCGGCGAACCGCCCCAAATCCACTCACCACTTACGAGGTAGTGTTGTCAGCGATAATGCCGCTGGCCTTCTCATTCTTACAAATGAGGGTAAGCTCAGTGACAACCTGAC